GGCTTAACAGCGTTATCCTGGGGGATCATTACCCTCACCACCCGGGCGGTTGAGCAGCCGTGATTGCTCCCAGTTGACATCTGCGCTCTTGTCACGTGGAATACGTACGCACAGTTGGTATCTGGGACTTGCCACGTTTGGATGATCGTTAACTGACCGTGGGGATGTTCGACAACATCCAAAACTTTTGGGAAAACACTATGGCTACAACTTATTACTACCCCGATTTACAACCACGCGGAACGTCCTTACGTCCCATTTTGAAGAGTGTTCCGGGCTTTTGCCGTGGGATGCTTGAAGTCCTCCGAGGGGGGGCACACCAAGCAGTAGATTTCATAGATATGTGGATCTGTTGCAATGGTGTTGATGATGAGATGGTCATCGAAAACGTTTTTGGTGTTATTGAACCCAACGATCACCTCGCTGAGGAGTTCCTAGAGTTCACTCATTCACCGAAACGGCGCCACCGGACCGCAAGGCCCCGTGATGTTGACATTTTCGATAACGAGTTGCCATTGACCAGGCAACCAGACCAACAACAAGATGAAGGGAGTGGCAATCCTAACATTGAGTTGATTGGACCTACCGCTGCACCGGCGGTAGAGACAGCGATGCCCCAGCCCGAGGTTGGAGCCGCTATGGAGGTGACCGCAATCGTTTTGTTTAGGTACCCGGACGACATAGTTGTTCACAACCAAGTCGCTCCCGTGCCTGAGCCATCCGAACCGGATACCGACCGTCCCGAAGAGGACGAAGAGCTTGACACACCTGGCCCGAGCCTGGTGTACACTATTTGTCAGGATGCGATTGAGGTCAAGGCCTCACGCAGGATTGCGACAAATGGGAGGAAATTTTACGAGGCATCGGTTGTAAGTGAAATTAAGAGCAAGTTGGGGGTGCCGAAGTTTACTGAGGCAAATAAGCTAGCCGTCCGCCGAGCTGCGCACCGGATCATGGAGAAGCATGGGGTGCGACCTTCGCACATGAGGCAATCGATGGAGAAGATCATTGCAGGGGTCTTTATTCCCGATCGATTCGATGTGGAAGCAGCGAAGATGATGGCAAGCAATACCGTCGCCAATATCCAAGACGAGTATCATGACGCAGGGCCCAAGAACGGTTGGAGCCGGGTCTGCGACATGCTCAGGTTTGGAAATGGGAGACGAGGTACGTCACGGGTCCCCCCCGTGACGGGGCCTCCATGAGGAGGCCTTGGCGCGATTGACGGTGTGAGTCACGTGACTAGTTTACGTGACCCAAGGCTGCACGTCAATCGACACGCCAGGGATACAGTCAAGCCCCGCAGGTTGCACTCTATATCGGAGTTGTCTGGCAACCTTACCCTGGGGGTCAATAATGCAGACATAGGAACAGCGGAGTGTGCGTTGCTGACACGCATGTATTACTGCAAAGTAGGTGAAGACTTTGTGGCTCCGCCTCCCGTGGACAAAGGGTTGTTCACGGATCGACTGGCCAAATTCAAAACGGAGTTGTTTAAGAGAGTTAGAAGACCCACCAAGAGTACATCCCAAGAGATTGTGGAAAGTTACACTGGTCGGAAACGTACAATCTATGATAACGCTATGAAAGGGTTGGTTGAATTGGGATTGAGTAGAGACGACGCACGCTCCGTCATGTTTGTGAAGATGGAGATGGTCAATCCGGAGAAGGCACCTCGGTGCATTCAACCACGTAATCCAAGGTATAACTTGGCACTCGGTAGGTATATCAAGCCTGCCGAGCATCGCATATACGATGCCATCCGGCGAGTGTATGGCGATGGGCCAACGGTTATGAAGGGATACAACGTGACCCAGATTGGGGCCATTGCAAGAGGCAAGTGGCGAAGTTTCATTAAACCAGTGGCGATCGGGCTTGACGCCACGAAATTTGATATGCATGTATCACCAGAGGCACTCGCATGGGAGCATGGGGTGTACACGGATCTCTATGGTGGGGACCGTGAACTGAAACGCTTGTTGAGGTGGCAGATGGACAACAAGGGCGCATCGTACTGTGAGGATGGTAGTCTCAAGTACACGGTGCGAGGGAAACGTTTCAGTGGTGACATGAACACAGGGTTAGGCAACTGTCTGCTCATGTGTGCCATGGTCTACGCGTATGCGGAGAGCCGGGGAGTGGCAATCAAATTACTCAACAATGGTGATGACTGTGTAGTCATGATGGAATCAGAGGATATGGATAAATTCAACAGAGGTCTAGACAAGTGGTTTATGGAGATGGGCTTCCGCATGGTGGCGGAAGCGCCAGTCTTTGAACTGCACAAGATAGAGTTCTGTCAAATGCATCCAATCGAGATTGGAGATGAATGTAGGATGGTGAGGAATATACCAACAGCGTTACGCAAAGATACGTTATCAGTCCACAACCTCAGAAATGCAGCCACTAGGGAGAAGTGGTGCACAGCTGTGGGTACATGTGGATTGTGGTTAACAGGTGGCGTGCCTGTTGTGCAGGATTTCTACCAAACATATCAGCGCATAGGATGTATGCGGCAGAGTAAGATCTTGAATGATCCCACTTTCGCCACGGGCATGCGTTTAATGTCAAAAGGTATGGTGGAGCATTACCGTGAACCGGAGGCCTGGACGAGAGTTCAGGTTTTTGAGGCATGGGGCATTACTCCCGACGAGCAGACGGAGCTCGAGTCCTACTATAGAGAATACATCCTCGATTCAACACTCATCAACGAAGACACACACAATTACAACAGATTGTTGGATGCCGTGCTGCCGTAAAGGCACCGATATTTCACACAATCCCAAAGAGACAGTTTAAAATATCAAAACAAAATAAACAATATAAAATGGTTAAAACCAAGAAGAAAAATGTGGTGGTGCAAATCAGGCCGCGGCGAACGACAAAATCTGTCAAACGCACCACAAAGAAATCCAACGCACAGGTTAGTGCGATTGGTCAAGCGCTTCGGGCGCTTGGAGGAATCGGAGGTTCTGCCGCCGGCGCACTGTTTGGTGCGCCAACACTAGGTGGGACCGTTGGAACTGGACTTGGAGCATCCTTGTCGCGATGGTTAGGCTCTGGGGACTATACAGTCTCTAGTAACACGTTAGTCTCGAAAGCGGCTTCCGGTACAATTCCCTCGATGCATCGAGAGGGGCAATCCATCATCGTACGACACAAGGAGTTCATTACAGAAATACGTGGGGCAGTCAACTTCACGGTGCGTAGAGAATTGCAGCTTAATCCCGGCTTACCAACCACATTCCCGTGGTTGTCTGGGATAGCTTCACAGTATTCAGAGTACAAGGTGAGAGGTATGGTGTATCACTACGTTCCGACCAGTGGAACGGCAGTGTCCAGTACCAACCCTGCTCTGGGTAGTGTGATGATGCAAACATCATATCGTGCCACCGAAGAAGTAGCCACCAGCAAGATTGAGATGTTGAATGAGTACTGGAGCAGCGAGTCAGTACCTTCCGCGGACTTTTGTCACCCAATTGAGTGTGATCCCAAGGAAAACCCGTTCAACATACAGTACATCCGCACAGGACGCCTGCCAGCAACCGAAAACCAATTGATGTACGACCTCGGTCGCACAACAATTGCGGTGACTGGGCAACAGGTGGACGACAAAGTCCTTGGTGACTTGTGGGTTACTTATGAGATCGAGCTGAAGAAACCAATTTTGACCAATGCCAATAATTCCAACATCTACGGTTACTCAGCGTTCAACAATTCAGGCATCAACATTGCGGCCGCCTTTGGAAACGTCTCAACCTACGTGGAAAGATACAACAGTTTACCTGTTAGTGTCACGATGGGAACCAACACCCTCACCTTTGGTGTGGGGCTCACTGGTACCTATATGTTGACCGTATTCTACGTGGGAATGAGCGCTTTCATTGGCAACCCCTTCGTTATCACCAACGCCACGCTGCTGCCAGCCGTGGCCAGTGCCAATCAGATCGCTTCCAATTTCACAGCTGGGACAGGGCAAGCAACAAACACGGTGTTCTTCACCGTCATTGATCCAGCAACGAGCGTGGTGCTGACCAGCTCGCTTGCGACTATCACCGGCGCGACTTCGGTGCGCTTGTACATCACTGAAGCAAACCCACTCAACCTAAATCCATAGGAGCTGTACACATACAAAAATCATAAAATCAGTAAAATTAAAAACCATAAAACCAGAAAACGTGGGACACGTTGCGCTTCGCCAGCGCGGATACTCGCTCAAAAACACAGAACCCCCAAAAGGGGATGCACTTTACCAATGTCAGACCGGCTTCCTAGGCCAGTGGGCAGATCCAACAAACCGGAGCCAATGGGTCCGGTGCCCGATCCACTATAGACTTCTGCCTTGGCAGCCACTCACACTCTTCGGAGGGGCTTTAGTGAGTGGCTATGGAAGCAAGATGAAACACGC